CAAGAAACCGGCCCGGTAGGGCCGGTGGGGGGCCCGCAAGGGCCCTCCGCACAGGATCGCTCCGAGCTCGCCCCTTCGGGGGGTCGGGAGCCATCGGTTCAGAACCCGAGCGATCTACTCGGTCGCCGCCGCGAGGCGGTTGACCTTCACCGCAAGGTGTGCTAGTGTAACAACCACAACGAGGACGGAGCGCACGATGAACTGCACCTACAACTGGGACCACCAGGCCCCCGCGACCCACTACTACGAGATGGTCGGTGGCGGCCAGCTCCACCTCTGCGCCTACTGCGCCGACCGGTTCGGGTACCCCGAGTACCTGGTCCCGGTGAAGCGGCCCGACTGGCGGGCCGAGTACGGCTACCTGGTCAGCACCCACTGGGGTTCGGGTGAGGGCGACCTGGCCGCCGACCTGTGGCCCATCGAGGGTGAGGGCGTCGAGAAGTGGCTGGACATCCTCGGGTGCAAGGAGTCGGATTACCTGGTCGCCGACGCGGCCTGGGAGCCCTACCGGGCGCACTACTCGGAGAACGAGGGCCTGGTGTACGAGGTCACCCGTGTGACCTGCTTGCCGCTGGTGTAGTGTGCAAGTGTGACAAGGCGAAACCGCCTCCCCCAGGGCGGTTCGCCGGACCTGGGCAACCCGGCGCTGATGAGCCTGCCCAACAAGGCGAAACCCTCCCGAAGGGAGGGTCCGGCCAGGTGGTTCCTGGTCGCTGATGAGCCAGCCTGCTCGATACGCAAGGGAGACCTGTGATGGTGTATCTGGAGAAGACCCCCCACTCGATCGCCGTTGGCCGCTTCCAGGCCCGAGTGAACAGGGAGCTGCGCCGCAACAACCTGCTCGCCCTGCGCCTGGAGTTCGCGGAGCAGATGCACCGCGCCGAGGTCAAGCGGTTCGAGGGCTACAAGGCCGCGGTCCTGGGTGGTGCCGCATGAGCGACGACGTCAGGCGCTGCGAGAACGGCTGCCACGCCCCGATCAGGTCCTACGAGGACTTCTGCTCGGAGGAGTGCTGGACCGAGTGGCACGCGGTGAACGCTCCGGAGGTGTTGGACGCAGTCACCCCCCGATGACAAGGCGAAACCTCCGGAAGGAGGTCCGGCCGGGTGGTTCCCGGTCGCTGATGAGCCAGCCTGCTCAGCAAGGAGAGGACAGAGACATGCAGCCCAAGGGCCACGTCCGGATGTACGTGACGAACCACGGTCAGTACCAGACCAGCGCGGATCGCTTCGACCAGCTCATCGCGGAGTACCTGCCTGCGTCGGTCGAGAGCCTGCGGGCCCAGCTCCAGAAGTTCTCGGACGAGGAGTTCGGCGGAGGCATCGACTACTCGGACCTCACCTCGGTGACGGAGTGCCTGATGATCCTGGGCGAGCTGCGCGGATTCGCGACCAACTGACAAGGCGAAACCCCCTGTCGGGGGTCCGGCCGGCTTGGGTAGCCGGTCGCTGATGAGCCAGCCTGCTCACCGTCTGAGGAGACGAGTATGACGACGTACATGCACCCCGCGTCCTGGGACGAGTACACCGCCGCCCTGGACTGGGCGAGGACCGGCTCGGAGCGGATCGCGGACGCCACCAGCAAGCCCGAGGAGATGCCTCGCGGTGCGAGGTACTACCTGACCGCCGACTTCCAATCGGGGTTCGGTGTGGCGAGCGACGGCACCCTGATCGGCCTGTTCAGCACGGTCAAGGGTCGCGGCGAGGACATGGTGTGGGACGCGGTCCTGCACCGGGGTGCGGCCAAGCTGGACTGCTTCGACGGGTTCCTGCCCGAGTACTACAAGCAGTTCGGGTTCGTCGAGACCGAGCGGGTCGCGAACTGGACGCCGGGCGAACCGGACGTCGTGTTCATGGCGCTGGTTGTGTAACCTGCGCAAGCTGTGCTACTGTAACAACGGAAGGAGGCGGGGAGGCGAAACACCCGGAGAGGGTGTCGTCGAGGGTGGTTCCCTCGGCCTGATGAGCCAGCCGTTGCCCATCAGAACTTCGAGGCCGAGAGGTCCACATGAAGATCCGTGGGGGATGCCAGGTGTTGCTGGATGCGCGACGGGATCGCGAGGACAGCATCGGGGAGCCTGCGTTCCACAGGCGAGCAGTCAGCCACGGCTGAACTTCTCACACTCGCGCCACCCCTCCCACCCCCCCAAGCACCTCACCAGTCAAGGGGGAGGGGTTGGCGCACCTCAAGTGCGAAACCCTCGGCCGGCCTCCGGTCGATGGGTCGGCCAGGCGTGGCTGCCTGGTCCTGAAGATGCAGCCCGAGGAGAGGTCACATGATCCAGATCAAGGTCGACACCGCGACGCGTGAGCAGTACGTCCGGAACATCATCGAGGTGTGGCTCGCGGCAACGTCCGAGCAGGAGACGCAGGGTCGACTGTGGTACGTCAACGCCCACGACCTGGCGGACATGATGACGGACGGCGACGTCCGGACCGGGGCCGGTCTCCTGGCCGCGCTGTCTCCGCAGACGGCCTGGCCGCTGAACGTCGAGCTCGCCCAGTCTGCGTACGAGACGGGCCAGCCCTCGGGACACCTGGGTGACGCCCTGGCGAAGGCGGCCAAGATACTGGCCGGTGCCGACCCGACCGAGGTGCTCCCGATGGACCGCAAGACGGGCCACTTCTACCGCTGCATCCTCGACCCTGCGGACGCGGACGCGGTCTGCATCGACCGGCACGCCCACGACATCGCGGTGGGGGAGGAGTACGGGGCTCGCGACCGTGGCCTGGGTGCCAAGGGTCGGTACGCCCTGATCGCGCACTGCTTCCGGGAAGCGGCCCAGCGGTTGGGCGAGATCCCCTCGGTCGTCCAGGCGGTCACCTGGGTGGTGTGGCGGGACAGGCTGGTCGGTACGTCCACGAGGGGTACCGCGTTCGTTCAAGCGGCCTGAGTGTGCAAGTGTGTCAAGCCGAAACCCCTCCGGGGGTTGGCGCGGGATGGCAGCCCACGCCCTGATGATGGCAGGCCAGAGTGTGAAGGTGTGACAGTGAGCGTAAGCATCGCGGAGATCGGCGGAGCGATCGAGGAGCTGGCGAGCGTGTTCGGGGACGGCATGACTGCCGACCACGTCGGGTCGGGCTTCACCTGCTCGGAGGCGGACGCCATCGCACGGCTCCTGGTCCTGACCGGACACAAGGACGAGGCGGTGGCCTGGCTGGAGGGTCACGCCCAGGGCGACGAGGTCGACGACTCCCACTACACGTACGACGAGACCGACCCCGAGGACGAGGGCCGTGTGCTCACCGAGGCCGAGCTGGTCGAGTACGTCGAGGGGCTGGCGCTGTGAGTGACGGCAAGGACATCCGGCAGCGCACCACCAAGCTCCGCGACCTGGTCGCCGAGGTGCAGGAGTGGCGCAAGGAGCAGGACCCCGGCACCCCTGAGTGGGCGACGCTGGTCGAGCTGGCGGAGCAGGTTGAGGGCCTGCTCACCGCCCTCCCCTGGGAGTTGCAGCCGACCCCGACCATCGACGAGCTGATGGAGCTGATCGGCCTGTGAGCACGGCGATCGTGAAGCTGCGCATCGAGAACACGTACGACGACGGCGTCGAGGTCGTGACGCATCCGATCGCCACGGTGCCTCTCCCGATACCCGCGGAGGACACCTCCGAGCGTACGGACTGGGAGTACGAGCACATCTTCCCCGAGACCGGCATCGGCCAGGAGCACGGCGACGCCTGGTACGACGTCGAGATCGTCGAGTCCACGGCACCCGAACTGTTCGGCCTGACCTTCCAGTTCGGCTACTGAGAGAGGAACCCCCCGTGACGTACACCGTGAAGTGGACCGAGGTCAGCAGCCACGAGAGAGAGCTGACCGACGAGGAGATGGCCGCCCTGAAGGGTGTGTCGGTCGAGGAGCTGGCCCAGCTCGACGAGGACGAGCTCTGGGACGACCTGGAGGACCAGCTCGCCGAGCTCGACGACGACGGCTTCGAGGGCCTGGAGCGCGAGATCGAGGAGTGCACGCAGCACTGAGGCGAAACCCCCCTGATCGGGGGGTCGGCGAGGGATGGCAGCCCCCGCCCTGATGAGCCAGGCCACGCACCCCCCAAGGAGTACCGCGAGATGACCCCGAAGTTCCGCCTGAACGACACCAACGTCCGCGACTCGAAGCGCAAGGACAAGGCCACCACGCTGGCCCGCCGCGAGATCCGCCACCAGAAGTACGAGGGCAACCCGGCCGTCGTCCGCATCGCCGCCAACGTCTGAGACCGAGGAGTACGAGAGTGCCTACCATCGAGCAGATCGCACCGTTCCTGACCGACGAGCGTGCGCAGGACATCATCGACATCGCGTCCGAGGGCGGCATCAACTACTGGGCGATCTCGCCCAACGACAAGGAGTTCGCCGGCCTGCCCGAGGGCAAGACGTGGACGATCGTCGAGGGCACGGAGCCGCACCCGATCTTCCCGTTCGACGATGTGCGCGAGGTCGAGGGAGTCCACTACCTCGCCGCCGAGGACATCCGGGAGGCGTACCGCAAGCTGCTCGACATCGACCAGCCGTACGTCAACTCCGAGTACCACGGGTACATCATCCAGTCCTGGCTCGAACGCAACGGGAGGGACGGGATCGAGACCGGCGACATCGACGCGGGTACGGCGGACGTCATCGTCCAGCTCGCCGCCCTCGGGGAGATCCGCTACGGCTGACCATCTGTGCAACCTGCGCGGATCGTGATACTGTAACCACAGAGAGGCGAAACCGGGGAGACCCGGTCGGCCGGGAGGGGTTCCCGGTCCTGACGATGCCACCCACTGTGAAGGTGTGACTGATGGACCCCATCGCACGGATCAACTACTACGCCCCGCCGATCCTGGCCAAGCTCGCCCGGTGCGCCGAGCCCGAGTCGCGCGTGAGTGAGGGCGCTGACTTCCTCGCCCTGGTGCGGGACAAGGTGGTCGAGCTGGTCGAGCAGCACGGGGAGGTGGCCCCCTACCGCGAGGCCATCCAGGACGCCGCCGCCAGCGTCGGTGAAGGTGCCGAGCCCGGCGTGAAGTGGCGCCGGTTCGTGGACCTGAGTGCCTACAAGGAGAACCTCGCCGAGGCGGGGACGCCCAGCCCGAACACCCCCGAAGGACACGCCGACCTGGCCCTGTTCTTCATCGGCTTCCGCCTGGCCAGTGCACTGCTTACCGAGATCGAGAAGGGCTGAGACATGGGACGCATGAAGGACATCGCCATCGACCTGATGAGCTTCGAGCAGGGCGAGCTCAACGCCAGGGAGACGCTGGAGCTGTTCGCCACGCTCATCAGAAGCGGCATGGCCTGGACCCTCCAGGGTTCGTACGGCCGGATGGCCAACGAGCTGATGCACATGGGCTACCTGACCAACCAGGGCGACATCACCGAGTTCGCCGACGAGATGCTGGAGGAGCTGGCCGCCGCATGAAGATGCCCCGGCAGTTGAGTGCACGAGTCGACCACACCCTCGCCCGCCAGATCAGGACTCTCCGCTACGCCGGGCTGAGCTACAGCCAGATGGTCAAGTGGGGGGTCGCCCTCCTGGCAGACGTCTACGCCGCAGCGTGGGAGCACAAGGTGGTGCACCTCGGCGAGACGCCCGAGCTGAAGAGCTACACGTTCAAGCACAACGTCTACAAGTTCGATGGCCCGCCGTGGGCCGAAGAGGAGGACACCACCCATGAAGACCGCAGCGAAGTTCGTCCTGACGTTCCTGGCCCTGGCCCTGCTGGGCTCCCTGACCTGGAACTCGCCGGCCTCGGCCTCCGACGTGAAGCCGGTGACCCTGCCCGCGAAGACGACGTACGTCCCCGTGTTCCACATCCCGACGCGGCCGTGTGCTGACGACTTCGACGACCGCAACTGCTACTGGGACGCGGGCAAGCAGGGCAACGGCAAGGGCTACTCGTACTACGTCGACCGCGCGGGCATCGTGACGTACCTGAACCCGAAGCTGAACGACATCAACAAGCGGGTGGCCTGGATCAACGCGAACAAGAAGGCCCACCGCGAGTACTGGGGCACGGTCTGGGGCCACCGCCTGTGCTGGGCGAAGGTCGGCGACACCTCGTACGTCTACTGCTTCGACGGCTTCCGCGAGACGTCCTGACTGTGCAAGTGACGCAAGGCGAAACCTCCTGGAGGGGAGGTCCGCGAGGGATGGCTGCCCCCGCGCTGATGAGCCAAGCCGCGACGAGAGGACCACGACAGTGAAGTGCAGCGTGACCAACTCCGAGGGTGTGCAGTGCAAGAACGACGCTCCGGGTGGGGGCATCTGCTCGACCCACTCCTACCGCTTCCGCAGGTACGGTGACGTCCTGGCCGACCGGCCCATCCGGAAGTACACCCCGCGCACGACGGGCAACGTCGAGAGGTACGCCGGGGACACCGACGTCGAGAGGTTCTGGTCCCGCGTCCTGGAGGACGGGGAGTGCTGGCTGTGGGCCGGGTCCTTCAACAAGAACAACGACGGAGTCGAGACCGACCAGGGCCAGCTCCAGTTCGAGGGCTTCAACCAGTCCGCCCGCCGCGTCGCCTACATCCTGACGCACGGCCCGATACCGGACGAGGTCAAGGTGGTGCACACCTGCTCGACCTGGAGCTGCGTGAAGCACACCGACACCGTCAACCCTGACGGCACCGCCTGGGTCCGCCACCTGGCAGGGCTGGCTGCATGAGCCGGGAGGACTCCGGCTGGGAGTGGGTGCAGGGAGCCCCGCGGTGGGCCCCCACCGTTGAGGGCGCCATCTCGGAGCTGACGTACGACAAGTACGGCCAGGAGTACGAGGAGCTGCACGACGACCTGATGGACATCGTCCGAGCCACGCAGCGCGACTGCGCGGAGCGGCTGAAGGAGGCGGGCCACGTCGAGGCCGCCGAGTTGATCTTCCCTGACTACCCCGAGGAGAACGAGCAGTGAAGGTAGCGATCACGATCTCCGTGGAGATCAAGGACCCGACGGAGTGGACCACCGCCTTCGGCATGGAGGGGGCGCAGGCCATCCGCGCAGACGTCAAGGAGTACATCGGCAACACCGCCCAGGGGCTGGCCGTGTGGGACGAAGTCGAGGCGGAGGTGACCTACCGGTGAGCGACCTGATCGTGGGCCTGGCTGGGTATGCCAGGTCCGGGAAGAACGAGGCGGCCAACGTCCTGGTCGGCCGAGGCTGGAGGCAGGCGGCCTTCGCCGACAAGCTGAAGGACTTCGTGCTCGCGATGAACCCCCTGATCCCTGGGCACTACGGTGCCGGGACCCTGCGGCTGCGCACCCTGGTCGACCGGACCGGGTGGGACTACGCCAAGGTGACGTACCCCGAGGTGCGTGCCCTGCTCCAGCGAGCCGGCACCGAGGCCGGCCGCAAGGTGATCGGCGCTGACGTCTGGGTGGATGCCCTGTTCCGCGAGCACGCTGACGCGCCTGCCCTGGTGGTGACCGACCTCCGGTTCCCCAACGAGGCGGAGGCCGTGCGCGAGCGGGGCGGCATCCTGATCCGAGTGACCCGACCCGGAGTCGGCCCGGCCAAGGACAAGTACGGCCGAGTGCATGAGTCCGAGGTGTTGCTCGACGACTACGACTTCGACCACCACCTGATCAACGACGGCTCGGTGGTCGACCTGCACAAGAAGCTGGTGGGAGTGGCCGACCTGGTCGAGCCCAACTTGCACATCGCCGCCTGACGTGTGTAAGTTGAACACCATCAAGGAGCTCGACGGCCTGCCGGACGGCGCCGAGATCGAGCTCCTGGACAAGCGGGAGACCCGCCTCTACAAGGCGGCCGGCCACTGGCGGCGCCGGGACAAGACCGCCACCCAGAACACCTACGCCTACGTCAACACCCGCCGCTACGGAGCGCGGGTCATCGGAGAGGAGACCGAAGTGAGCAACGCCGGACAGAACCTGGAGCAGGCCATCCGTGAGATGAAGGAGGCCATTCGCCAGGAGGTCGCCAGCAAGCTGGCCGAGATCATGGAGCGGTATCGCGTGGCGTACGACGCCCGCGAGGCCGGCATCCTCACCTTCCTCGACGACGAGGGTGAGCTGAAGAAGGGCCAGTCGTACGAGGCGTACGACGAGCACCGCGCGGATGCCTGGTCGGACTCGCACGGTGACCTCGGGAGCATGATCGCTGAGCTGGAGGACGCGCTCCGCTGAGTGTGCAAGTGACGCCGAAACCTCCCGGAGAGGAGGTCGGGGTGGGGTGGTTCCCGCCCCCTGACGATGGCAGCCAGCGAGAGGAGCACACAGTGGCCCGCGAGAAGTACTTCGTTGACTGGGAGGACGCGGCCTTCCCGAAGATCCTGCCCATCAAGTTCGCGTCCGAGTACGCGACGCCGATGACCCTCACCGAGGCGAAGCAGGAGATCATCCAGCACTTCCAGAACGACGTCGACCACGCCCGTGAGCAGATACGCCAGACCCGCGCCCTGCGTGCGGACGACATCGTGGTGAGCTGATCAGTGAGGATCACCCCGAGGTCCCACGAGATCAAGAAGATCGTGGACATCCTCGAAGACCCCACCTTCGACAACCCTGAGCAGATGGCGAAGGCCGTGATCAAGGAGGTCGGGGACATGCTCCAGATGCGTGACCTCTTCGTCCTGGTCCATACCTGGGACGGCGGGCACAAGGGCCTGAACTTCGGACCCTTCGGCGCCGTCGCCGAGGCGGAGAGCTGGGCCAAGAAGGTAGCCATCGGAGGCACCGGGAAGATCGTGCCGCTGACGTCCTCCGGGATCATCCTGGCGAACGCGACCGGCAAGGAAGGCGGCTGGCCCGGCTACTGCTGGAACCCTGAGTGTGGGCACAGCCCGAGTAACCACGCGATCGACGGTTCGAGTCGCGGCAAGTGCCACATCACGACGTGCAACTGTGACAAGTTCGTCAAGGACGACCCGTCGCTGAAGGCCAAGAAGAAGACGACCGCACGGAAGACGGCTGCGGCGAAGGGAGTCAACGAGCTGTGAGCAACTGCGAGTGGAGGGCGTGCCCGTGTGGCACGAAGCGTGGGTTCCTGAGTGAGAGGGACGCCGAGAAGGCGCTCGGCCGGGCCCAGTCCAAGAGGAGCAAGCAGGGGGCGGCGCGAGGCACCATGCGCGGCCTGAAGGTGGAGGGCCGGTACTACGAGTGCGACTACGGGCGCTTCCACCTGACGAGCGAGAACCGCTCGTCGTACGAGAACCGGATCAAGGGAGTCAAGCAGTGGTGAACGGATGGGACTGGGTGCAGGGCGGCCAGCAGGCGAGGCAGGCCGGTGAGCTCGACATCGACGCGATCAAGGCCAGCTCGATCGTCTTCGAGGGCCCGCTTGACGCGCTGGAGGCGGCCGGGATCGAGCACACGACCGCCGGGCCGGCGCCCAAGGTGGGCGGACTGGCCGGAGACCTGGCCGACATGGTGCGTGAGCTGGAGAACTGCCGCGCCGGCCACTGCGAGGCGGCCTACAAGCAGAACAGCATCGGGGGCGAGGCCCGGCACGTGGTGGGCAAGATCGCCGCCATCGTGGGGCAGCCGATGAGCCCGCCGCTCGACCGGAACGTCTGGAGCCCGGCCAACATGGGCCGCGTGATCGCGGCCGTGCAGGAGCTGGTCAACGAGGTCGAAGACCTCCGCAAGAAGCAGCCGAAGACCATCGCAGCGCTGCATGAGGCGCTGACTCACCTCGGGGAGGGTGTGTAAGTGACGCTGAGCATCGGACCGCTGGAGCCGGTCACCGAAGAGGACGTCCTGATCGTGTACGGGTTCCACCAGGCGCGTGCGTACCCGGAGTTCAACCGCAACAACGTCTTCACCCTGCATGGGGTCGCCGCCTTCGGCCGGCTGAACGGTAGGCGCCCGGCGAGGGTGTTCCACACCGGCCTCGGCCTGAGTCGGGAGGCTGACCGCCTCCGCAACGAACTCGCCCGCATGGAGGCCCTGTTCGGCACCGAGGTGCACCACGTCAACGAGCTCTACATGTACGACGAGGTCGCCAGTGAAGCGTGACAACAGCCCCGTGATCGTGACGTTCATGCTCGCCGTCTTCATCCTCGGGATGCTGAGCGGCGCCGTCATCACCGACCACGCATGGAAGGCCCAGACCCGCCAGACCCAGGAGGTATGCAACCCTTGACCGTCATCCAGACCCGCAGTGACGTGACCGTCGAGCTCGTCAAGAGCTCCGCCACTGACTCCGACGTCGCCACCGCGGCCCGAGTCTCCACCATCGGTGGAAGCCACGAGCGGGTGGTCGACCTGGAGCGGGACGCCGGCCTCATCAACTTCCTGATGCGGGACCGGCACGGGTCGCCCTTCGAGCACACCTCGTTCACGTTCTACGTCGAGGCCCCGATCTTCGTGGCCCGCGAGTTCTTCCGCCACCGCACCGGATGGTCGTACAACGAGGAGTCCGGCCGCTACAAGCAGCTCCAGCCCACGTTCTACGTGCCGGCCCAGGAACGCCCCCTTCTCCAGACGGGCAAGCCCGGCGCCTACGAGTTCAAGCAGGGCAGCGACGCCCACTTCGCCCGCATGGCCTCGAACATGCTCGTCGCCTACCGCGAGAGCTACGAGGCGTACGAGGACATGCTGAAGGCCGGCATCGCCCGCGAGGTAGCCCGCATGGTCCTCCCCGTCGGCATCTTCACCAGCTTCTACGCCACCTGCAACGCCCGCTCCCTGATGCACCTCCTCGGGCTGCGCACCAAGAGTCACGTCGCCACCTTCCCGAGCTTCCCCCAGCGCGAGATCGAGATGGTCGCCGAGCGGATGGAAGACCACCTCGCCGAGCAGATGCCCATGACGTACGGAGCCTTCAACTCGAACGGGCGGGTGACGCCGTGAGCCAGAGCCCCATCGTGAGCGTCGAGTGGCGAAGGACGAAGTGGACCCCGGCCGAGCGTGAGCGCCTGGCACGCATCCTCTTCGGGCCGGTCGCCAAGAAGAAGTAAAGTCGTTACACTTACATACGGCGCATGACGCCCCCCGAGCCATCCGGCCGGGGGGTTTCGTGCGTCCCGGATCAGGAGGGGGAATCATGCGAACCAAGACGCTGCCTCGTCAGCGCAAGGCCCTGCGCGTCGCCATCTACCTGCGCGTGTCCACATCCAAGCAGCTCGACGGCTACGGCCTGGATGTGCAAGACGAGCGGTGCCGGGCATGGATCGAGTACCAGTTGAAGGGCACGCCCTACACCATCGTGGACGTCTACACCGATGGTGGCGTGTCCGGCAAACTTGCACACCGTGACGACCTCGACCGGATGACGGCGGACATCGAGGCCGGCCTGATCGACGTGGTCGTCTTCGCCAAGCTGGACCGCATCGGCCGCACCATGCGCAACATCCACCGCTGGGTGTACGACGCGACCGACGTCGTCGCCGACGAGGCCACCGGCCGGAAGGTGCGCATCGCGACCGCCGATGGACGCATCGACTCCGAGGACGAGATGTTCGGCATCCAGCTCTCCCTCCTGGCGTACATGGCGGAGGTCGAGCACGCCCTGATCCTGGAGCGGACGATGGGCGGCCGGGTCAAGAAGGTCTCCGGGGGAGGCTGGGCCAGCGGCACGCCGCCCTACGGCTACATGCTCGACGAGGAGGGCGAGCCGGTCGTCAACGAGGCCGAGAAGGCGCTCGTCGAGAAGGCCGCCGAGCTCCTGATCGACAAGCGGATGAGCCGGGGCGAGGCAGCCAAGGAACTGAACGAGCTGAAGTACCGCACCCGCACCGGGAAGCTGTGGGAGGGCAACAACCTCGTCCTCCGCCTGCGCCTGGCCGTCCGTGGGTACGTCGACTTCTCCTTCTCCGGCATGAACGAGGACGGCGAGGAGATCACCACCTCCTACCAGGTCGAGCTCCCCGAACTCCTGCCGGAAGCCCGGCGTAAGGCCCTGGAGATTGCCTTGGAGGATATGAAGGGCACCCCCCGGACCACTTACTCCAACCACCTCCTCTCCGGCCACCTGATCAGCCTGTGCGGCCACGGCCGGTACGGTGCAGCCCGCGCACAGCAGGGCGACTCGGTCTACCGATGCTCCAACCAGGCCACGGCCGCCGAGGGGCACACCTGCAAGCAGATACCCGCCGCCCCGACCGAGGCATTCGTCTGGGACGAGGTCACCAAGCTGCTGACCAACCCGGAGGAGATCAAGGGGCTCATCGACGGGTGGCTGGGCAGCGTCCCCGAGCGCGCCGAGTCCTACCGGGCCCGCCTGGTGGAGATCGAGGACAAGCTGAACCGGCTGCGCAACACCCGGCGCAAGAAGATCGCCGCGCTGGTCGCCTCCCTCGACGAGGACGACGAGAACGACCAGGAGCTGATCGAGGAGATCAAGGGGCAGATCGCCGAGAAGGAGAAGGAGCTCCGCGAGGAGCAGGAGCGCATTACCGAGTGGCTGGAGGAGTCCGAGCAGAAGGAGGCGAAGGCCGACACCATGCGGGCGGTCATCGACCGCGTCGGCTCCAGCCTGGACGACCTCGGGACGGCCGACAAGAAGGGGATCTTGGAGCTCCTGCGCGTCCGGGTGCAGATCATCGGCGACAGCGTGTCCGGCCAGGCGGGCGGGACCAAGGACCCGATGCTGGAGTGGCACCGCAAGAACGAGATCACCATCCCGCTCGGCGTATCCGACGAGCAGTGGGCGCGAGTCGAAGGCATCCTGGCAGGGGGGCGCAAGCCCAAGCCGGAGGATCGGGCGTGCTTCGAGATGCTGCTGGAGAAGCTGCGGAACGCGGCGGGATGGCACGACTACGACCGCGACGAGCGGATGGGCGGGAAGGGCTGGGGCTTCTTCTACCGCTTGGCTCGCCGCTGGTTCTCTGATGGCATGTACGCCGAGGCCCTGGAGGGGATGGGCCCGTACGTGGGAACCGCAGCACCTGATGGTTACACTCTGCCTCCCATGAAGATTTACGGCGCGATCGACGATTCACCGGAGGATGTTGTGGAAACTGAAGCGGGCGGGCGTACTGCTTCCACCAAGGGGATTCGCGGAACCGCTTCAGATTTCGAGTTCGAGATCGGCGGCACCAAGGTGGCCTGACCAGGCACAACGCACCAACAAGCAAGCCCCCGTCCGTATGGGCGGGGGCTTCTTGCTGTCTACTGCCGGACGGTGTCCTCCCAGCGGACCCTACGAAGGCCCTTGGGGTGGCACGGACAGGCGCAACGGTGCTGGAGGTAGACGACTCCCTGCACCGTCATGTCGAGGTTCCCCTCACAGTGCTGATGCAGGTCGATGTCGGGGTCGCAGGCCGGCGCCAGGTCGGTCACGGCTGCCATGCCTTCATCCCCTTGGTCGACATGCAGGTGGAGCACGCGACCTGGATGAACGGCGGGCCTGACGGGCGCTCGACGGCGACCACGATGGTCAGGTTCTCGGACAGCTTCCAGCAGTAGTTGCACGCTCGATTCATGCTTGAACCGTATCGCGCCATGGCGGACCGTAGCGACCCGTTGTGCACCATTCTCCGATCGCGGAGCCATGGTGCACCGTCGTACGGTCCGGTCATGGAGATCCAGATCGACCGGCGCCGTTCCGTGTGGCCACAGGTGGCCCAGATCATCCGCCAGCGGGTGGAGGACGGCACCTACGCGGCCGGCGAGGCGATCCCGTCCACCGTCGCCCTCGCGGGGGAGTTCGACGTCTCCACCAGCACCATGCGCAAGGCCCTCGTCTCGCTCATCGAAGAGGGCACGCTCTGGTCGGAGCCCAGCATGGGCACGTACGCCCGCGAGAACGACGAGAAGCCCCCCACCCAGGAAGGGTGAGGGGCTTCGTCTTGCATCAACGAACGGGACAGGCTCCGGTCGCGCAGTCCTCGTCCGTACCGTCCTCGACGGACACCACGTCGTACTCGGCGAACTGCTCGGCGGTCAGTCGCTCGTACGGGGCCTGGGCCCGCGTGCCGTCAGGCATCAGGGTGGTGCCCTTCAGGTCGGGCAGCCACTGGCGGATGATCTCGGCGGCCTCCTCGACGGTGTACCGGCCCTCGGGGAAGTTCGCGGTGTACGAAACCGCGTTGTCCGCGTACTCGGTCTGGTACATGGCCTGGAAGGCGAGCATCGCGTAGAGGTCGATCTCGTCGGCCGACTCCACGATCTTCGGGTCGTAGCCCAGGGCCTCGACCTCGGCGACCAGCTTCTCCTTGGTGGGGTAGGCCACGACCATCGTGTTGCCGGACTGGTCGTAGATGCACTTCTCCACCAGGTGGCCGGCGTTCACCGCCTCCTGCACCGTCGCAGCCTGGGCCGGGTCGGTCATCGAGAACCGGACTCGACGCAGGAAGTACCGGGCGTAGATCGGGTGGATGCCCTCGCTCACGCCGGGGAGCTTCGCGATCGAGCCGGTCGGCGCCGAGGTCGTCACCTTCACCGGCTCCGGCACGCGGAGCTGGAAGGCGTACTCGCGGGCCTGGTCCCTGACCGTGTCCGCCAGGTCGTTCAGCAGGTTACGGAAGTCGTACGACTGCGGGGCCAGCGAGTAGGGGATGCCCATCTTCGCGAGGAAGCCCTGCACTCCGAGGTGGCCGACGCCTACGCGCCGCTCGCTGTGCATGACCTCGCGCTGCTGGTCGTCCGTCATGTCGCCGTACGTGGCCCGTATCAGGAACCGCGTCATCAGCTCATGCGCCCGCACCAGGCCGGCCCGGTCGTAGCTGTCGAGCATGGTCTTCGGGGCGAAGTAGTCCATGTTGACGTGGCCGAGCACGCACGCGCCGGTCGGAGGGAGCGCGATCTCTCCGCACGGGTTGGTGGCGATGACCTCGTTGACCTCGCCCTCGTTGGAGTAGGTCGAGTTCCAGTAGCCGGGCTCCCCGTTCAGGAGCATGTTCTTGACGACCAGCTCGTGCACCGTCTCCGCCTCGACGTTCAGCGGGTGGTCGATGCTGCCCAGGGCGTCGATGAAGTCCTGGTCGATCTCGACCGAGATGTTGGTCGTCCAGTGCTTGGAGCCGTCCTCCTTGCACGCCAGGAACTCCGAGATGAACGGGTCGTTCCAGTGGCAGATCGACATGCGGGCCGAGCGGCGGACACCACCGGAGACGACGCACTCCGCGATGGCGTGGTCGATCTCCATGGCCTCGGTCGGCATCAGGTGGGCCTCGACGCCCCACTCGCCCACCTCGGAGGCGGACGTCGAGAGGATGCGGCCGACCTCCTGGAGCATCCGAGCGAACGGGCCAGGACCACTGGCCGTGCCGCCGAACGTCTTCAGGCGCGAGCCCTTGCAGCGGACGCGGCTCACGTCGTAGACGCGCTGCTTGTGCTTGACCTCGTCGTCGGTCATGAAGGTGTCGATGAGGTCGACCAGGGCGTCGGCCCAGCCCTCGCGGGAGTCCTCGACCTCGAAGGCGCCGGCCCAGTCGGAGTCGTACTCGGTCGACAGGAGGCCGGCTTCCTTCATCTCCTCGTAGTCCTGGTGCATCGGGTCGCACACGACGTGGACTTCGAGCTCGCGGCGCGGGGCGCCGAACGGGGCGAGGTACTTCGAGCTGTAATTGCCGCCGACACCGCCGCCCTCCATCAGGCGCATGAAGGTGAACTGGTAGTGCCGGGACAGGCGGTCGCCCCACGGTGCGACGTGACAGTTGAACAGGTACTGGCGGCCCTTCACGCCCGTCGCCCACAGATGGCGCCCTGCGGGGATGATGGCGAACTGGTCCATGTAGGAGACCAGCTCGTCGTGTTCGGCCCGCACAGCCTCACTCCAGGCCGTCTGGTCGGCGCCGTGGACGAGGGCGAGGTTGCCGGCTGCGACGCGGCGGACGGTGTCCGGCCAGGTCTCCTTCGAGCCGTCGGCCAGCGTGCGGGAGTAGGTGCGCTCATACACGAGGCGGCCCGTGGGTCCGAAGGGGATCTGGTTGTCGGTCGTCACTGAGTGGTTCCTCCTTGAAGTTCGGGGTCTTGCACTGCCTGAAGGGGGCGGCCCGGTCGGCCGCCCCCTGCGTCACTTGCACACTTGCGTCACGAAACCGGGCGGCCGGTCAGCTCGCCGAGCACCAGGATCATTCGCTTCAGGGTGCCCGCGCTGTACGCGGCGAGGTCGCACAGCACCTTGATCTGCGCCGCCGTCTCCTCGGCCGTGGGCGCCGGGTTGTTGAGGTAGGCGAGGCTCATGTTGATACGCTCGCTCAGGTAGGGGATCGCCTCGTCGGCCTGCTCGCGAAGCCCGTCGAGCTGGAGCCGCTTGTTGGCGCCGGCCAGCTCATCCGCCGAGAACGGCCGGGAGTAGACCATCCCGTCGTCGGCGTTGCGCCAGAAGTACAGCATCCGCTCGTCGTCCCAGAACTCCTGGTACGCCTCGGTCATCGCGGCCGGGGGAGCGATCGGCTCGGGTGCCGGCTCGGGTGTCGTCTCGCTCACTGCTCAGTCTCCAGTTCCAGGGCGTCGTATCCGTCGATGTACTGCTCGCCGTTCAGCCAGGCCGTCACCTTGCCGACAGCCCGCTCGGTCGCTTCCTGCGCCGACTGCTTGCGCACGCCCCGAGCGTCGGCGATCTCCTCGTAGCCGTAGTCGAGCCCGTACCGCAGGACCAGGGACTGCTTCTCGATCAGGGTCAGCGGCGTGCGCTTCCACGCCTGCTTGATGTCGGCGATGTGGGCGTACAGGGTGTTCGCCAGCTTCGGGTTCGCCTTCACCTTCGGCATGTCGGCGTCGGGGGCGTTCTCCTGCTTGACCCCGTAGGCCGCCTCGGCGTCCCAGACGGTCGGGAGCATGTGCTCGACGAGGGCTCGGTTGTAGCAGCTCACTCGGCGGCCCCGAGGGCTTCGAGGTTGGCCTCGTAGGAGACCTGCTTGCGTCGGTGGGTGGCCTGGGTCTTGAACAGGTCGCGCAGGATGCGGTACCCGCGGAAGTTCAGGACGCCTGCCGGGTTGTCGGCCTCGGCGATGACCTCGCGGACCATCCTGGGTCGCATCGCGAAGGCGATCAGGAGCTCCTGCTCCATGTCCTCGCGCTCGACCACTCCCTCGTAGTCCCGTGCGAAGGCGTAGGAGGCGCTACGCGCCCCGTCCTTCACGCTGGGCAGGTCCAGGACCGACCAGTCGACGATCGCCTGCTCAGCGGTCTCGTAGGCGTTCGTAATCTCGATGATGTTCAGCTCACTACCTCCTTCACGGGCACGCGCCCGTCCTTGGTTACTGCGACGATCAGTCCGGGGGCTCCTCCCGAGCCTCTGCTGTGCCGGAACCACGTCGACTCGGACTCCATCGACGGCGCCTGGATGAAGGTCCGGGGTCCGTCTGCTTCGACCAGTTCGTGGTGCAGGTGGCCGGCGAGCAGGAGGTCGGCCTGGTGCATGGCCGAGTCCTTGTTGAACGCCTGGCCCTTCCACCACTCCCACTGCTTGCCGGGCCGGAACTGGTGGCCGTGGACGTGGGCGACGACCGTGCCCGAGCACTCGACGACGACGCTCAGCTCGTCCGTGTCGGGGACGAAGAACTCGACGTGGGCGAACCGGTCGGGGTTCAGGTCGGCCGCGTCCTTGACGGCGATCAGGGCCTCGGTGTCGTGGCTGTCGTCGTACCGCGTCACGCCCTTGCCGCTGAACCGGACGGCTTCGCCGTGGTTGCCGGGCACGGCCGCCATCGTCAGCCGCTCGCAGAGCGGGGCGAAGACGAGGAGCGCGTGGAGCATCACTCGCCGGGTGAGGCGGATCTGCTCGTTCAGGGTGAGCGGCGTGCGCCACACGTTGGCCCCGCCCTGCGAGACGAAGCCTTCGATGTGGTCGCCGAGCCAGGCGATGTGGACATGGACGATGTTGAAGCGCAGCCGGTAGACGGCCAGCAGCTCGGCCGCCCGGTTCAGGCAGTCGACCGTGCGGGCGAGGGTGCCCTCGACTCCGTCCCCGTCGATCTTGCCGAACTGCATGTCGCCGAGGGCGACGATGAAGGTGTAGCCGTCCTCGCCCTTGACGGCCATGGCCAGCGGCTCGGTCGGGGGAGTGGAGTTGATCGCGGCCAGGAGCTCGTCGATCGCCGGCCTCTCACCTGCGACAGTTGCACACTTGCGGGCGAAGGAGAACCGGGTGGAGACGCCGAGGTCTCCGTTGGCCATGGTCCACTCCGAGGAGCGGAAGCCGGTGACCGTCCACTCGGCCGGGTCGAGCCCCTGCTTGGCCAGCACGCCGACCGCCTCGGACTCGTTCGCCTCGAACGTCTCGCCCCGCACGGCGACTTCGGCCTCGTCGCCCTTGATCTCGATCTGGCGGGTGAAGTCCTTGTCGGGGTCGGTGGTCCTGGCCGGGACGGCAGGGCCGATCGGCTTGGCCAGAAGCGAATCAAGCAGCTCGCTCACTGGAGCCTCCTTCCTGCCGGAGTGCCCGGCGATACGTACGGATGGTGGTGGCGGACACGTCGTGTCCGTGGATGCGGAGGATGGACGACAGCCAGTCGGCCGAGGTCTG